GATGGCTATGCAACAGCAAGCTATGGCGGCTCAGCAACAACTGAAAGCACAAGAGATGACAATGCAGGCTGACCAAATGAGGTTACAAGCTGAAACTCAAGCTAAGATGCAGTTCAGACAAGCTGACGTTGCTTTTGAAATTGAGAAGTTAAAGCAAGAGGCTCAGCTTAAGTCACAACTTATGCAAGAGGAGTTTAACCTGAATATGCAACTAAGACAAATAGATGCTCAGCAGTTACAAGGTAGAGAAGACCAAAGGGAAAAAGCTAAGTCAGGAAGAATTAGCCAACAAAGTACAGAGCAGAGTAAATTAATAAACCAAAGAAAAAACAACTTACCTCCACAGAATTTTGAATCTAACGAGGATAGCTTAGATGGCTTTGACTTAGCGGAGTTTAATCCTAGGTAGTGTTTAAAACTTTATTATTTTTTGTTTAACTTTGTATATAATTAAATCTAATAGAATATGGAAATTAAAGTAAAAGAGTACGATGGTGAAGATGGTAATAAATCCACTCAACAAATTGAGCAGGAATTATTAGACAAGCACGATGAGAAGATTGCAGGAGAATTTAACGATGATGCTGTAATTAAAGATTTTGAGACAGTTAATGTTACCGAAGAAGATCCAAAAGAGGAGCTTAGTATAAAAAAAGAGGTAATTGAAAATATAACAGAAAACATTCCAGCTGAATTAAGCGAGGAAGATGTTCTTAAATTTATTGGAGATAGATATGGGAAAACGATAAACTCATTAGATGAGTTAAATCAAACTAGAGAAGAGACTGAACCCCTTCCCGAAGATGTGTCCCAATATCTTAAATATAAAAAAGAAACAGGTCGTGGAATTAATGACTTCTATGAATTACAGAAGGACTTTGATGAGATGTCACCTGATAAATTGCTAAGAGATTATCTTACTGCAACCGAGAAAGGGTTGGACTCTGATGATATCAATGACTTAATGGAAGACTATGACTTCGATGAGGACTTAGATGACGACAGAGAGATTAAGAAGATTAAATTAGCAAAGAAAAAAACTATTGCGAAAGCCAAAGATTATTTTGCAGAACAGCAGGAAAAATACAGAATCCCTCTTGAGTCGAGTAGGGATGTATCATCTGAAAGTGCAGAAGAGTCTGAGGAGTATAAACAGTATATAGCTAAAGCTAAGACGGTAGAAGATGAGCAGTCTCGTTTACGAGATGTTTTTCTTAAAAAAACAAACGATGTGTTTGACGAATTCAAAGGTTTTGAGTTTACATTAGATAACAACAAAGTTTTATTTTCAACTGGTGACGCTGCTGAATTGAAGAAGATTCATTCAGACCCTAGTAGTTTCATTAAGAAATTCCAAGGAGAAGATGGTAGTCTTACTAATGCAGGCGAGTATCACAAGTCATTAGCTATGGCAATGCAACCAGACAAGTTTGCGAAATTCTTTTACGAGCAAGGGAAAACAGCTGCAGCTGATGACCAAATGAAAAAGTTGAAAAACATTAATATGACAACTAGATCAGCTCCAGAGGTATCGTCAACGAAATCAGGTGTGCAAATAAAATCTATAAACCCCGACCACGGGAAAGGGTTAAGGATTAGAAGTAGAAAAAAATAACTTAACAACTAAAAACTAAAAAACAATGGCGGTATCAAATATCCCAGGTTTCGATTTACAACCAAGTGCACAGAGAGTGCCAGTAAAGTCAAACTACATTACTAACTTCGATTTTTTAAATCAGTATCTTCCTGATACTTATGAAAAAGAGTTTGAAAGATATGGTAATAGAACAATCTCATCATTCTTAAGAATGGTTGGTGCAGAAATGCCATCTAATTCTGACCTTATCAAATGGGCTGAGCAAGGAAGATTACACACTAAGTACACTGACGTATCAACTTCAGCAGCAATTAACGCACCTACAGCAACATTCGCAGTGGCAGATGTTTTAAACCCAGCAGGTGGAGCAGGATCAATTGCTATCAGAGTTGGTCAAACAGTATTTTTATCTGACAATGCAGGTACAGGAAGCGGAAAAGCTATCGTAACTGCTGTTGATTATGCACAGAAAGAATTTACTTGTGCATTCTATGCAGCAGGTGGTTTATTCGTTGCAGGTGCAGGTGCTAAATTTACAGTATTTATCTACGGTTCTGAATTCAAAAAAGGAACAGAAGGTATGGCAGGTTCTTTAGAATCTGATGATTTTATTTTCGAGAACTCTCCTATCATCATCAAAGATAAGTATGCAGTATCAGGTTCTGATATGGCACAAATCGGATGGGTAGAAGTTACTACTGAAAATGGAGCAAACGGATACTTATGGTATTTAAAGTCTGAGCACGAAACAAGATTACGTTTTGATGATTACTTAGAAACAGCAATGATTGAAGCAGTTCCTGCTGAAGTAGGTTCAGGTGCAATTGCAACTACAGGTGATGTAGGTAACAAAGGTTCTGATGGTATCTTCTACGTTGTAGAGAACAGAGGAAATGTATACGGTGGTGGTAATCCAACAACTCTTGCAGAGTGGGATACAATCGTATCTAGACTTGATAAGCAAGGTGCTATTGAAGAGAATGTAATCTTCGTTGATAGAAACTTTTCTTTTGACATTGACGATATGTTAGCTGGTCAATCATCTAATGCAGCAGGTGGTGTATCTTATGGTTTATTTGACAACGATAAAGATATGTCTTTAAACTTAGGTTTCACAGGATTCCGTAGAGGTTATGATTTCTACAAATCTGATTGGAAATACTTGAATGACCCAACAATGCGTGGTGGTTTATCAGCAGCAGCTGGATCAGGTAGAGTTAATGGATTATTAGTTCCTGCAGGTTCAACATCAGTGTATGATCAAATCTTAGGTAAAAACGCTAAGAGACCATTCTTACACGTTAGATATAGAGCTTCAGAAACTGAAGACAGACGTTACAAAACTTGGATTACAGGTTCTGCAGGTGGTGCTGAAACTTCTAGCTTAGATGCTATGGAAGTTCACTTCTTATCTGAAAGAGCTGTATGTACTTTAGGTGCTAACAACTTCTTCTTGTTTAATAGCTAGAAGACAAATAATTAAAGGGGAGGCTAATACCTCCCCTTTTTTAAATTCAAATTAAATTATATTATAATGAAAACAGCAAAAACAAAAACAGTCTTTACAGACAAACAGTATCGTTTGGTACAGGAGATAGCACCGCTTTCTTTTATGTTACCAACAAGAAATAGTAAAAGGTTTCCTTTAATGTATTTCGATGATGAGACAGGTATAAACCGCTCACTTAGATATGCAAGTAACCAAAAGAGTCCGTTTGAAGATGAGCAGGATGGTAATGCAATATTATCACCAATTATTTTTGAAGATGGATTTTTACACGTTCCAAAGCAGAACCAAATTTTACAAGAATTTTTGCACTATCACCCATTAAACAGAGTGAAGTTTGCAGAAGTTAACGCAGCGAAAGATGCAGAAGAAGAAGTAGAGATGTTAATGATAGAAGCAGACGCAATGACTGAAGCCAAAGCATTATCATTAGACCAATTAGAAACAGTATGTAGAGTCTTATTTAATAAGGACACATCTAAAGTTTCAACAGCAGAGCTAAGAAGAGATATATTAGTATTTGCTAAAAATTACCCACAAGACTTCATTGAAGTAATTAATGACCCTGAATTAAAAATGGCAGGAACTGTACAACAGTTTTTTGACAAGGGAGTACTTGCATTCAGAAAGAGTAATAAAGAGGTTTGGTTCAACACAGAAACAAACAAGACTAAGATGTTAAACGTACCATTTGGACAAGACGGTATGGACTTAGTTATCTCATACTTAAAATCTGATGAAGGTATTGACACATTACAACACCTTGAGAAGTTAATAAAATAAGAGTAATCTTTACGCTACCCATTTGAACAGCGTCCCAGGAAGATTCATTTTGCTTAAGCCACCTCTATTAATTTAGTGGTGGTTTTTTATTGTTATCTTTGTAAAAAAGAATTACAGATGATAAACTCAGTTAGACAAACAGTAATGTCGGTACTGAATAAAAATAACTACGGATACATATCTCCGTCAGATTTTAACTTATTTGCAAAGCAAGCTCAGTTAGATCTATTTGAAAACTATTTTTATTCATATAACTATCAGATATTAAAAGAGAACGCTAGACAATCAGGTACTGGGTACGCTGATATTACAAAAGGATTAGAAGAAGTTATTGATACATTTTCTGTTCAGTTACCTCTATTAAAATCTACAGGAAGTTCATACTTCTTACCATCATTGATTACAACTAGTAATGACTACTATTTAATAAATAAGAACCTAATTTATAATAAAGTATTGGTATCAGATGAGACTACTACAGCAACGAATGGATTAGGAACTGCGGTAATAGATACCTCAGTAAACTTTTTATCTTTAGGAATTAGTGTTGGAGATATCGTTGCTACGGTAACAAATGGAATAACATATAATGTAGCTATACTTTCTATAATAAGTTCAACAGAGCTCCTTATAGAGGCTCCTACAGGTATCACACTGTTTGATGTTATAGGTAAAAAATATGATGTATACTCAGCTAATCACATTAAGGAAGCAGAGAAGGTAACACATAGTAAGATTACAATGCTTAATAACTCGTTACTTACTAAGCCTAACTTAACGTATCCAGCTTACACACAGAACGCTAACTTAGCACAAGCGTATCCTTCTAGTGTAAATGGTATAGGTCAGTTGGTATCACAATATATTAGATTTCCTCACACACCAAAATGGACATTTGTTGACCTGACTAACGGTGAGCCAGCATTTAATGCTACTGCCAATGACTATCAAGATTTCGAGCTACCTAACGATGACGAGGTAAACTTAATCAATAAGATACTTCAATACGCAGGAATGAGTATTAGAGAAATAGCAGCAGTAAAATTTGCAGGAGCACAAGAGGCAGCGGAACAAACATCAGAGAAATAAATTATGGCATATATATCACAGTATCAATATTATGAGAATGGAGGAGCATCTCCTGAAGATGCTAATTGGGGTTCATACCAGTATGTATCTTTAGAGGATATAGTTAATAATTTTATGTTAATGTATGCTGGAAATCATAGCCTTGTAAATAACGAGGAGAGATTTAAAATATTATTCCACGCAAAGAGAGCAATTCAAGAGTTAAATTATGACGCATTTAAGGAAGTAAAAATCCTTGAGCTAAGTGTTTGTGACTCTTTAAGATTTGTTTTACCGTCTGACTATGTAAACTGGGTTAGAATATCTCAGTATAGAGACGGTGTGTTATACCCATTAGGAGAAAACATTCAAACAAATTGGAGTGGTGCTTATTTACAAGATAATAATTGTAAGATATTATTTGACCAAGATGGTGTTGCATTAAAACCTGAGTTCTCTACCGTTGATAGCGATAGAATATTCGGAGGTGCACAGTCTATTTACTTAAACCAAGGATCACCAATGAACGGTGCGTCTGGATGGAATGTTGATGGGCAGTGGTATTTTGAACATACAGTAGGTGCAGCATTTGGTTTAAACACTGAGACTGCAAACGCTAATCCAACATTTAAAATAAACCCAAAAGGTGGAGTGATAAACTTTAGCTCAGGTATGTCAGGAGAACTTTGTGTTCTTGAATATGTATCAGATGGTATGGAGAACGGTGACGATAGCTTAGTCACTGTAAATAAGATGTTTGAAGATTTTATATACGCATACATAGAGTTTGCAATTCTTAGCTCTAAGGTTGGAGTTCAAGAATATATCGTAACAAGACTAAGAAAACGTAAGAGTGCTCTTTTAAGAAACGCTAAAATTAGAATTAGTAACATTCATCCTGGTAGATTATTACAGAATCTAAGAGGAAGAGATAAGTGGTTAAAGTAATATGGCAAAAACAGCAAGAAATTTTACTGCAGGTAAGATGAATAAAATGGTCGATGAGAGACTCATACCTAACGGTGAGTATATTGACGCATTAAATATTCGTATGGGTTCTACTGAAACTTCTGAGATAGGGGTAATAGAGAACTCAAAAGGAAATACTAAATTAACTACATTAAGTTTTAGAGGAACTAGCTTCTCAAGTACAGCCAGAACAATCGGTGCGTATGAAGATGGTTCACTTGAGACTGTATACTGGTTTGTACACGACAGTAATTTCACTGAGAGTCCAACTGGAAAGTTAGACGCAATAGTTTCTTATAATACTGATACACAAATAGTTACATATCACGTTGTGAGTATAGATGACGGTGGAGGTGTAAATACAACATTGAATTTTGACCCTCAGTATTTAATTACAGGGGTTGATAAGGTAGAAAATCTTTTATTCTTTACAGATAACACTAATCCTCCAAGAAAGATTAATGTGATAAAGAACTATCAAGAACCTGATATAGTTACAAATATAGATGGTTTTCCTTATGATGACATAATGGTTATTAAGAGACCACCATCAGAATCTCCTTCGTTAGCTTTAACACAAATAGCTAATCAAGAGAACTACTTAGAAGAAAGATTTATATGTTTTGCTTATAGATATAAGTATGACGATGACGAGTACTCAGCTACATCACAATGGAGTGATCCTGCGTTCTCACCAAAGCCTTTTGATTTTTCAACAGAAAGTTACCTAAATGAAGGTGCACAAAATTTATACAACACAGCAGAGATAACATTTAATACAGGAGGACCTTTAGTGACTGGTATTGATTTACTATTCAAAGACTCAGGGAATTCTATTAT